CGTTCAGCGGTTTCTATTCGCAGGGTAGCTACGCCAGCTTTGACGGCAAGGTCGTTGTCCACAAGTGGATGGCGGCTGAAACCTATGACGCTGGGCAGACCTATGCCGAGGCATTCCCTGCGCTGTACTTGGCCGCTGAACAAGATAGGTCGGCGTTGTTTGTGAGTACGAGTTACAGGGGCAATACGCACTTCAATTTCGAGGTGAATTTTATTGACACCCAACCGGCTGGGATATTCCAACATCTTGACGAGGACGCATGGCGTGAGTTGGTTGTACAGCAAGATGACGCATCGAACCTGGAATCTAATATTAGATGGTTTATTGAATCAAAGAACAACGAGTTGTTCAAGCAACTGCAAGACGAGTACGAGCACTTGACGAGTGAGGAATCATTCCTTGAGTCATGCGAAGCAAACGAAGTAACTTTTAACCTGGAGAACGACGATGAAGTTTGTAATTAAGTTTGAAGACCATCAGGTCATCTTGAACGAGGCGCAGTTGACTGTGTTTATGAAGGCACTCTCGGGGGCCGAGGTGCTGGTTGACCACAGGGTAGACAAAGGCAACGGAACCCACGGATATGACATGAGTTACATCCACAACATCGGCACCTTGTCCGCTACTGCCATCCGCGCAACTGTGTTGGACGAGACCACCTACGGCGCAATTAAATTTATCACTGCACAAGGAGCTAAAAATGACTGATAACGTAATGGCTGGCGTAGCACGCGCCGCAATGTTGGTTGACCTGCAAATCTCGATCTACTCGGGCAAGAAGCAGGACAAGCGCACACAAGACGAGGTGACCACCTCCAAGGGGTCGGGGTCTAAACGCGCCGCCTCTGTGTACAAGAACCTGTTTGCCGAGTGCAAAGAGTTGGACGAGATCACCAAGTTCCAAGCACGGGCCCGCACTGAGCACTACCGCTTGACCCAACCTTGGAATGACTATGGTGCGCGGCTGTTGCCCACCGCACTGTTGCAGGACTACAGCAAGACGATCGACCGCTATCGTGTGGAGTTTGATCGCTTGGTGGATGTGTTCCTCAACAAGTACGACCTGCTGGTTGCCGCCGCCGCGTTCCAGTTGGGCTCACTGTTCAATCGCTCAGAGTACCCAAGCCGTGCGCAGGTTGCCCGCAAGTTCCGCATGGAGGTGTCATACACACCACTGCCTACCTCTGGTGACTTTCGCTTAGATGTTGAGATGTTGAGAGCGAGGTGCAGCGTGACCTCATACGGCAGTACGAGAAGCGCTTAGAGGTGCAGTTGCAAGCCGCCGCCCAAGATTCATGGAGCCGACTGCACGATGCGTTGCACCGCCTGAGTGACCGCTTGGTGGTTGAGGAGGACGGCAAGAAGCGCAAGTTCCACGACACCATGGTGACTGGTGCGGTTGAGTTGTGCGAGTTGTTGACCCAGATGAACATAACCAAAGACCCTGCGCTGGAGAAAGCTAGGCGTAAGTTAGAGGAGGTATTGTCCGGGGTAACGCCTCAAGAGTTGCGTGAAGAAGATGGCACCCGCATCTTGGTCAAGCAGAAGGTCGATGAAATCCTGGGCGCATTTGATTGGGGAGTAGACGATGGCAAAAACGATGACGATTCGAGTCACGGGTTGGGGGATGCTTGATGCACAAAGGCAACTCGACAACTGGATGTACAGCAGACCCAAAAGAAAGGACACGATGAAAGATGAAGAACGAGAGTACAGATACGAAGAACGCGATGGGGGGTTTCTCCTCAAGTGTTGGCATGACGGTCGGGAGACTACGACCAGAGGCCACTATCACGAGCGCCCAGCGTGGCTTGAGCCAATCCTCGCTGTGGCAAAGATCAACGGGTCGGCGAAGCGGGTTAAGGAACCTCCGCCAGATTTTATTTGCTGGTTTCGCACCACTGCATCCGGCGCACTCACCGAGTTTATTGAACTGGAATGACATGACATACGACAACCTAACTGACCAAGAACTTTTACGCCATGTTGACGGCATGACGGGGCTTACCAAAGTCCTCGCTGAACGCCTTGAGATGCGCCTGAGAGACATCGAGGAACTTGAGCATGCGCTTGGCAAGCGACTGCCCAAGGACGACAACAACCCCGCGCAGATGCGCTTGTTCTAACCCCCATCTAATATTAGACGGAGCACAACATGCCTGATATGCAAACAGCACTCGCAAACGTTTTAAATAGTTGGAATCAACCAGAGATCAAACCCGTGAACACAACTCAACCAGACAAACGCACCCACCTCATTAAATTTGTGCCGACCAACAACGTTACGCGCACCACTTTTAACTACATCAAGCTGAACCCAGGGATTACTGGCGGAGAGGTAAGCCGCGCTCTCGTGGCGCAGGGGTTTAAACAGGGTTCCACCTCGTCTGTGATGACACAGTTGCTGGCGCATGGGCAGATACGCCGGGATGCCGAGCGAAAGCTATATGCGCTAGTGGACGAATATGTCCCGATCAAGAATTCCGCAAAACGCAAAGCGGCCAAATCTGCAAAAGTCAAGGCGGTCAAGGCGGTCAAGGCACCCAAGCCAGCGGCACCTGAGATCAAGCCCGCAACAGATGTGGGCGTGATGCTGTCCACCATGTCCATCACCCAGGCTCGGGCTTTGTACGATGAACTCAAAAAGATCTTTGGTGGTTGACATGAAAGCCATATTGGAATTCACATACCCGGAAGATCAGGACAAGTTGCGGCATGCCCTCAACGGCACCAAAGCCATACACGCATTGACTGACATTCAAATGACGGTGCGTAGCTACTTCAAGCATGATGCCGACCCATTGATGGTGCTGGCGCTGGTCAGGGACTTAACCAACACAGCGCTCAACGAGTGCGGGGAGGAATGATGGAGACTATCGTTGTAACGATTCTGTTGGGCGGCATAGGGTTCATTGTCTGCGGCTTTGTGCTGATTGGGCTGATGCACCTGTGGTTCTGGATGGACGAGAACGAAAGGGGGGACAGATGAAGCCATACGGATATGTCCGCAAGGAGGGGGGAGGGATATTCATCTTTGGGGAACATCAGTTTCAAAACCCAGATGATTACGACCTTGTGCCTATTTACACCAAGGATGCGTTTCTGCAACTCATCAAAGAGATACGCCCCGCGATCAAGCCGCTTGAGGGGATGGGCAAAGGCAAGACCACGCATGAATGGTTTGACATTTTGGTAGCCGCCATTGAGGAGGCGGCATGACCCCGCGAAGCTTTGATATTGACACCTGCAAAGAAGTTGTGGGGGATGCGCGTATGCGAACCATCGAAGCCAAGGCACGACAAGATGCTGACAACGGCGTTATGGATGCACCAGCAATAGTAAAGGGGACGTACTGGGATGGGGTGTATTCAGTTATGGAGGCCGTTGTGTACATAACAGCGCACGATAAACGATTGGCCCGGATTCAACGGATGAAGGAGAGAGCATGAAAGTACATCACCTCAAAGATTGGGACGTCACAGCCATGCTCACTCATGCAAGAGAGCGCATTGAGCCGAAGGAGGCGTGTGTCGTGTTGTTCTACGAAGACGGCGAACTCAAAACGCTTTCATCAAACGTGACCAACCAACACGCCGTGTGGATGTATGAACTCGCAAAGCTGATGACGGTACACCAATGCGTATCGCACGAAATTTAGGAGAGAACATGAAAGACGCAGAGGACGAAGCATTTGAGCAGTTGGCCTTGAAGCAGGGCCAATGGGAACACACCAGCGGCTGGCGCAAGCGGCAGATCGAACAGGATTTTGCCAACATTGATGACGCAAACAACCGCAAGCGCAATGACATTTTGGAAGAGATAGCTACGGAGTTGGAGGCAGAGGCCAAAAACTTTGCTCAGTACATTCGGGGGATGAAGCGATGACTGAAACACAAATGCTGGTGGTGGTTGGCACAATTTGGATAGCCCCACACCTCGATGAACGGTTTGGAATGATTGTCGGCACAATTATTTTAATTGTTGCCGCTTGCAAAGGATTGGGGTGGACATGAAACTAATTGAACTGCATTGGAGTTTCACCAAAGGTGAAGGCTCTGTTAAATACACAAAGACGTTTGACGAAGTGGACAAGATTGTTCAGCTTGATATGTTGCAGGACTGCATTGTTGATTTGGAAAACAAATACGCCGCCGTACTGGCGCAACCTTACGGGAGCAAAACAAATGAGTAAATGGGACAGCCATAGAGGCAAGGGCAATACCGCCTTCAACATGCTGGCGCAGGCTGGTGATGTTGCAAAGATGACACGCGAACACAATACGTGGATGCACGAACGCGGGCAACTGTGTTGGGTGTGCCAGAAAGAATCCCGCCCACAACAAGGATGCGTACTCAACCTAAAGCCAGGGTTTAAAAAATATGTATGTAAACCCTGCGTTGATGCGCGTAGCGCAAAGGAGAACGCATGAAAGCAAGACAAGTGTTTCAAGCATTGATGTCCTCAAAGGGATATACACATGCTGATTTGCACATGACAGGCGACAAGTACACCAACCCCGCTATGCAAAACAGGTGGAATTATTTTCTGGCGGGCTGGGAGATGCGAGGTGTGATTTGAAAGGTGGAGCACGACCGGGCAGTGGGCGCAAGCCCACACTGATCGATGAACGCCGAGCACTCGTACTGCATGAGCAAGGCGAGTCAATGCAAAAGATTGCCGAGCGGTTCGGTGTTAGCCTACAGGTAATCAAATACTTTTTTAAAAAGCGGAGAAAGCAAAATGGACAAACACGTTAATGTCACCAGAGCAGACGACATGCAAGTCAGCGGCGACCATTACAAGAACATGGCCATCCAGCCGTGGGAACTGATGGAGATGGTGTTGACACACGCAGAGTTTGTGGGCTACCTCAAGGGCAACATCATCAAGTACAGCCTGCGGGCCGGGCGCAAAGATGGTAGCGATGACTTGGGGAAAGCGCGACACTACATGATGAAGTTAAAGGAGATACAAAATGGCCGCAACACCTGAGTCCAAAGTCAAGAAGAAGGTACACGCCACACTCAAGTCCTATGGTGCCTACGCGGTGAACTACATCGGTGGGCAGTATGCCAACAACGGAACCCCAGATATATTGGCCTGCCTCAGTGGGTTCTTCATCGGCATAGAGTGCAAGGCTGGACGCGGGGTGCCCACTGCCTTGCAGATCAAAAACCTGCGCGACATTGCCAAGGCCGGTGGGCTGGCGCTGGTCATCAACGAAGATAATCTGGCTTACCTGGAGGCATCTCTCAATGACATCAAATACGCCCAATCCAATTACCACGCTTTTGCAGTCGAAGCGCAAGATGAGTGATGCCGAGCGCAAAATCATCCAACGGCGAGAGCGCGACCGCGAACGCAAACAATTAAAGAAGCCCCCCAACCCATGAACCTTATTACGTTGGACTTTGAGTCCTACTACGACCAGGAGTTCAGCCTGTCCAAGCTGACCACCGAGGAGTACATTCGCTCCCCGCAGTTTGAGACGATCGGCCTGAGCATCAAGCAAGGCGATGGGCAGGTGCGGTGGTACCCCCAGCCCCAGGTAAAGGATGCCGTGGCCCAGATCGACTGGAGCAATGCGGCAGTGCTGGCTCAGAACATGGCGTTTGATGGGGCCATCCTCAACTGGCGGTATGGGGTGAAGCCGAAGATGTGGCTGGACACCCTGAGCATGTCGAGGGCACTGTTCCCGCACGAGAAGTCACACTCCCTGGCGGCGCAAGCCGAACGCGCTGGTCTTGAGGCCAAGGGGGACGAGGTGCACCGCGCCAAGGGCAAGCGGTACGCGGACTTCTCCCCTGAGGAGTTGGTGAGTTACGGGGTGTACTGCGCCCATGACACCAACCTTGCATACCAGTTGTTCAACATCTACGCGCCGAGTTTCCCCAAGCTGGAGATCAAGCTGATTGACTTGACCCTGCGCATGTTCATTGAGCCCGTGCTGGAGTTGGACAAAGCGCGGCTGGTCAAGCATCTGGAGGATGTGAAGGAGCGCAAGCAAGATCTGCTGGACAAGGTACGCGACCAGATGCTGGCCGACATGCAGCCTGACTTTGTGCATATGATTTTCTCCGAGGGCACCGCAGGTATCAAGAAGCTGCTCATGTCCAACGAGAAGTTTGCCGAAGCCTTGCGCTTGCTTGACGTGGAGCCCCCGCTCAAAATAAGCCCGACCACGGGCCGGATGGCCTATGCGTTTGCCAAGACGGACGAGGCCATGAAAGAACTGGAGGAGCACCCGGACATGCGGGTGCAGGCACTGGTGGCGGCGCGTGTGGGCAACAAGACCACCCTGGAGGAGACCCGCACCGAGCGGTTCATATCCATGGCAAGTCGCGGGGCGTTTCCGGTACCCCTGCGGTACTACGGGGCGCACTCAGGGCGCTGGTCGGGCCAGGACAAGATCAACCTCCAGAACCTGCCAAGCCGTGGCGTGGACGCCAACGAGATCAAACGCGCCATCCTGGCACCCAAGGGGTACGTTGTGATTGACTGCGACTCCTCGCAGATCGAAGCGCGGACGCTGGCTTGGCTGGCTGGGCAGGAGGACTTGGTGACGGCGTTTGACAACAAGGAAGACGTGTACTCCATTATGGCGGCGAAGATTTATGGCATCCCCGTAGATCAAGTTACCACCGGGGCAAAAAGCCAGCGGCAGGTGGGCAAGACCGTCATCCTGGGTGCCGGGTATGGGGTAGGCCACGCTAAGCTAAAGATGTTTCTCAAGACTGTGGCAGGGGTGGATGTGTCCGTGGACGAGGCCCAACGCATCATTAACACGTACCGGAGCACGTACTACCGGATACCCGAGTTGTGGCGGCGGGCGGATGACGCGCTGGTTGCGATTATCAATGGAGCCACGACCCAGATTGACGTGCCGGGCCTTATCCACGCCACGCCCCAAGGGATTACCCTACCAAGCGGGTTGCACATTCAGTACCCTGGGCTGGAGCGGGTGTGGGCTGACGGCAAGCCGCAGTGGACGTACCAATCCAAGGGCATGACGACCAAGGTGTACGGCGGGTTGAGGCCAAGGAAGCCCGGAGGTTTGTCGAGGAGTGCATGTCCTGGCGTCCGACCTGGGCGCAGGGTTTACCGTTGGCCTGCGAGTCTGGCATGGGAGCAAGCTATGGAGACTGCTAATCTGTGGTACCTTAACGGCCCTGTCGGTCGCCGTTTTATTGAGGATTCTGACACCGGGCTTGTGTATGCGGTGCCGGAGATTTTTGAGCGCGCCTCCGTGTCTGTGCCCATAACCAAAGAGACGTTTGATGCGCTGTATACCATGTGGCGGTGCGGAGCATCGTTCACACAATTAGCCGAGGAGCACGGCATAACCTCCACCGCTCTTGGGTGGCTGCTGGTCATGCAAGTTGATGATAGATTGTGCAGATACGACGTACACTATGGGGCTCAAAATCTACAAATCGGTTAACTCCCATGGCTCTTGCACACTCCTATTCAGCAATCAAAGACTTTGAAAACTGCGCACGAAAATACCATGAAGTCCGCATACTTAAAAATTTTAAACAGGAGAACACCGATGCCACGTTGTATGGCACAGCGGTGCACAAAGCATTTGAAGACTACATCAAAGACAAGACCCCACTACCCCCACAGTTTGAACAGTTCAAGCACTTCATCGAGCCCCTTGCTAACCTCGGCGGG